CTACGCTTCCTACCTAGAGTAGAAGGTGATGAGTTGCCTTGGGTACGTTTGTTTTCTCATGGCTTCCAAGGACCAACTGGTAAGTGGTACATTGAGAACTCCCTAACAACTCTTGGTGAAAACGATCCTGTCGGTGAGTTGAACACTAAACTTTGGAACTCTGGTTCAGACGCAAACAAAGATATTGCTCGCAAGCAAAAACGTCGCTTATCTTTCATTGCCAATGTCTTGGTCGTTTCTGATCCAAAGCATCCAGAGAATGAAGGTAAAGTTGTTCTGTTCAAATTCGGTAAGAAAATCTTTGATAAGATCATGGACAAAGCAAAGCCAACTTATGAGGATGAGCAACCAGTCAATGTGTTTGACTTTGATACTGGTGCTAACTTCAAGTTGCGCATGCGCAAGAAAGATGGTTACACTAACTACGATGAGTCTACTTTCCAAGATCCTGCATCTATTGGATCTGATGAAGAGATTGCTCGTGTTTTAGGTGCTCGTTATAAATTGTCTGAGTTCTTAGATCGTAAGAACTTTAAATCTTATGATGAGTTAAAGAAGAAACTTGAAGAAGTTCTTTCTGGTGATGCGTTCTCTTCAAAGTCTGCTGCTGAGATTGCTGAAGAAGAAGATCGTCCAGTGGCTGCTGCTCCACAGATTAAGTCTGTGCCAGCACCGAAGTCAAAGGAAGTTTCCCTTGATGAGGAAAACGATGAAGATGTAATGTCTTACTTTAAGAAGATCGCTCAAGAAAATTGATTGATCTTTAGCCAAAAAAGAAAGCCACCCTTGCGGTGGCTTTTTCACATTTAGTACGCACCAAGTCTAGTAGAATAGTACTTGTTTATTGTTCCTTCTTCATTTCTAAAAGGAGACTTAGCAACAGTAGTATTTTGATTAGTGTTATTAACTGTTGTTGGAGCATTAACAATAGCAGAACCACCACTTTTCGTAGCTAAAGAATCTCTAGAATTAGCAACATCACCAGTTTTAGCCTCAATTGTATTACCAGTTCCTGCTGGTAATGGTGCACCTTGAGCAGCTTCTAAATCTACTCCAAACATTTTTGCACCACCAGCAATTATTCCACTTAGTGCATTAGGTGGAGGTTTTTTACCACCTTCAACTGTTGGTGTTGATACAGGTGATGTTAAGTCTTTGTTGACATTTTTATCATAAGCTGTATTTATTTTACTTATGCTATAACTTTTACCATCTGCGTTTAGTAAGTCGGAATCCTTATAACCAAATCTGCTTATAAGAACATCTTTTCTAGCAAAAATGGCTCCTAAGTTTTCATCCTGTTGACCGAATTTATTAGTCTTATATTCCTGGGCATTATCTGATGTTTCATAATCTAATTTAGCTTTTTCTTTTTTATCAGATGCTTTATATGACTTATCCATGAGTGCGTCATATTCTTTTTGCTTTTTTGGGTCACTAAATTTTCCAGTACCTGGTACTTCTAAGAAGTCTTGCATCGCCGTTGGTTTATCTCTATAATCGAACGGATTAGCTTTTTCAAATTCTTTTAATTTTTGTTTGGCAGCTTCTTCTTCTTTAGTACCTAATTGATACTGCTGTTTAGCTGCCATTCTAGTCTGTTCAGCAGTATCTGTTTTAGCTTTTATTGGAGTTGCTACTGCTGGTGCTTTAGCTTCAGTTCCAGCAGCCTTGGCATTATAGTTCTGTGCACTTGGATTAACAGTTTGACCACCACCAGGAATAGGTGTTGCAGCTTTCTCAACTATTGGAGATGCTTTGCTCTTAGTACCTCTTTCCATTTCACCCACTGCCATAGCTGGGAATGTTTTCTTAGCAGGTGGTTGTGTTACTGGAGTTTCAGCAGGTGGTTGAGAAGTAACATTAGCTACTGGCACACCTCTAACTATTGTTCGAGTTTCTCCTGGCTTCATTCCATCACGCATGCTTCTTGTTTTTAGAATTTCTTTTCTTGTTTCGGCAACTTGTGGGAGTAGTCTTCCGGATTCTAAAGCGTCATCAATTTCTTTTTCAGATTTAAATTCATATCTTTTGCCATCTGGTGTAAACCCAGCTTTATTAAATGTACCACTATCTTTTGTATTAGTTTTTGCATCAACATTAGCTATTTGCCCAGCTGGCATTTTAGCAGTAGTATCAGCAGCTTCTGGTGCAGTCTTTGCTGGTGGTGCTTCTGCTGGCGCAACTGGTTTCTGAGCATCTGACTTGAATGGATAGAATGGACCAATAGAAACCTTCTTACCGATAATTGGTATAGTGAAACCAATTTCAGGAATACCAATTCCTTCAAGCATACCAATTACACTCTTACCAATACCTGAGAAGAACTCAATAACTGGGTCAAACACTTTAGTAATTTTGGTAAACACATCTGATATAATCCCACCCAATTTCTTGAGTGACTCAATAGGGTGCATTATTGCATCTTGTAAAATTTGGGCTGGTTTGAAGAATCCTTCAATAAAATCGTTAATTATCTCTGTAAACGAGAAAGAATCTAAGAATTTTTCAATACCCGTAAATCCAAGTGCACCTAATGTCCAAGAAGTGATACTTTTGATAAAGTCAGCAAATCCACCAAAGAACCCACCAATCAATCCTTGCATAGCACCAGTAATTGCCCCAATGAAACCACCTTTTTCCCAACCCTTTAGTGCACCACTAATAGTGTCATAAACTGCAACCAGTATTCCAAGTACTCTTCCAATTGGAGTTGCAATCATGAATACTTTAGAAGCACCCCTTAAGAAAGCACCAATCCCAGGTATTTTAGTAACTGCTTTAACTGCGCCACTAATACCTTCTGATATTTTACTCCACATCTCAGCTACTGACTTAAATGCATCTTTAATTGCAGTTATTGCCTTTCCAATTTTTGATGATTCATCAAAAACAAATAATGATTTAACTTTAGTGCCAAGATCAGAGAAGAATGTTGCAATTCCAGAGAACGAATTACCAATACTCTTTCTTAATGTTTCTGGGATTAGCAATTCATATGCACCCTTTAATGCTTTTGTTATTCCATTAAATAAAAATTTTACACCTTTAAGCCATGTTTGGAAATAACCATAAAGTAATCCTGCAATAGCAACACCAGCTAATGCTATTTTAGATATTAAACCACCACTAAATTCTTCAGTTTTCTCTGGTGTGGCTTTCTCTCTATAGCCAGTATTCTTGGCAATGATTCTTAATAACTCAGTTTGTTCGTCTTCTCTCTTAATTGCTTCTAGCTGATCTTCATCGCTTTGTATTTTTGGATTATTATTTTGTAGGGCTGCAGTAAATGGAGTTGTGCCCATGGGTGATGTACGCTGACCACCAATTATCATTGTAATATTTTTTGTTAATTCTTTGACTACTACAACTAAATCTTTTATATTGTTGGTTAGTTCATTGTCACTATCCTGCGCAGAATTTTGTTTATTCCCACGCATTTCCTCTAGCATTCTTCTAAATTCAGAATACTCTACTCTTGGTTTTGAGTTATTTTCATCCATATTTCTTGCTTTCTAACCTTTGTTTTTCTTCTTCTAAGTGTTGAATCAGCATGGTAATGTAAATTTCTCTCTCAAAAGGAATCATAGATTCCAATTCTTCCAATGAATACTTATGGTACTGCATCAATGAAAAATTTGTTTTATAATGATTGAATAAAGAATCATGAGAGAGATTTATTAAAAAAAACTGTCAAGACCCTCCAAGACTTTATCATGGTCACGTGAACATACAGGACAAGTATATTTAACACCTTGTCTTAATCTTGGCATGGTCTCAAAGAATTTTTGAATTTTATTAAACTGATTAGATGTAAGATTCTCAAGGAATTCTACAACATCTTTTTTACTTTGTTCTTTGGTATGGAATACTTCGCTTCCATTGTAGATAATATCAATTGAAGACGATATGATGTTAAATACAGAATCAACATTATCCATGTTGATATTCTCTAATTGTTTGATAATGTTAATTGAAGGGTACTTCATGATAACACCAACATCATCAAACAGTTCAATCTTCTTAGTGTGACCTTCTGGGATCTCTACATTAATCTTTGTTAGGTCAAAGCTAATCTTTACTCTAGCCTTTTCATCATCGCAAACATCGCATGGGAATAGTAAGTCAACATTTTCACCAACAGACTTTGCTCGGATTTGAGTAAACAGATACTCAATATCAAATGTAGCAAGTGTGTCTGGATTTAATTTATCCATTGTGCAGGATTTGATAATGTTCTTTAGCGTATCAATCATTACAGTTTGATCTTCACTATGCTGGGCGATCAACAATGCTTTTTCTTCCTTTACCAAGAATGGTCTGAATTTAACATTCTCTTGAGTTGAAGGGATTGTTACGTTATACGTAGGGGTTGTGTTAAATGGTAAAGCCATGTTATGATTCTCCTTTGTTCATATTTTGTATCATTTTCGCTAACTCACTGGTGCTACCTACAAAGATAGCGTTGTTGGTAACCTTAGATCCCTCTTTATTTTTAGGTGCATCTAATTTGGCTTTCTGTTGATGTAAGTCCATGAGTTGTTGGTTTACATCAGCCATTTGCTTCATCAAATTACCCACAACTTCAAAAGCACGTGGGTGTTCAGATTGTTTGGCAACTTCCAGCGCATGCATTAATGCATTCTGACCAGTCGTTAATAATTCACGAAGGTTGTTACGAGTATCCTCGTAATCATTTTCAATTTTTGTTTCTGCAGACTGGATTATTTCACCAGTTGCAGAATCAATAACTTCACCTTCAGCAGTAGTCTTTGTCACTATTTGTGTATCAAAGACTACTGATAATCTATCATCAATTTTCATATTAATCGTTTCTTGTGTTTCTTGCAGGTGGATCTGACGGATCTAATCCGAATCCTGTTCCGAAACTACTTGGGGTTGGCTTTGGGGCACTGAATGTTGGGGCTGGTGCACTAAAACTGGCTGCTGAACCGAATGTTGTTGCTGGCGCAGGAAAGCTAGATGTTGTAGGGTTGCTTGATGGTACGGAAATTCCACCATTATTTGCTCCATTTAATTTTTCTTGTGTGCGTCCGAATGCTGCGATACCTAGAACTGCACCCATGGCGATATGAAATAAACCAGCACCTTGAAGTGTTAGTGGATTCCATTGAGTGATAGGTGTATGTGTTGCTGTTTGTAGTAAACTCCAAAGAATTGGAAATAATATCATGTCAAACATACATACTAGCATGTACATCCAACCCATCATTGGACGCCATTTACTGTTCATCCAATCTTCTTTTTTCTTTTC